ATTTTTAGCATCTGCACGTTGAACAACACCTTCTACTACTAAATTTTTAGTAGGATTCATCTTAGCCTCATTAAGAGACTGAGGTGATGGCTTAAATGCTAAGTATTCTATTAAAACTTGTTTAGTCATTAAAAGTTAGTTACTTGGGCTCCACCTTGCTGTAATTTAGTAATTTCTGCTGGTGGGATATTCTTTATTTCTTCTGCTCCTGTTTTTCCTTTAATTTTAACAAGATTTTCTGCCATTTCATGAACTAAAGTCAAAATTTGATTTTTAGTAGTAGGAGTTAATCTGATTGTTCTTGAGTCAGCTACATTAACGTTTTCTTTTTTAATTCCTAAAGATTTTTTCATAGCATTTCTAGCCATTTCTTTAGCTTTTTCGTCTTCTTCTCTTTTTTTATCGTAAGCTGATTTGTTTTTGTCTTCTTCAGTTTCAGGCATTAAACGACCATGAAAATATTCAGCAGGATCATTGTAAGTAATTTTAGGATTTCCTGTTGATGACATTTCTCTTTTCAGTGATTTTTTTTCTTTAGTAAATTCAGCTTCTCTGTCTAAAAGTCTCAATAAAGCTTCAGCACCTTCTTTTTGTTTATCAGTGCCTTTTTTCCAATCATTAGCTAAAGCTCTTAACTTTTTTTCTTGTTCATCACTAATTATTTTATTTTCATTCAATGAACCAGGAACTTTTTTAGTTGGTTCCATTCCAGAAGACTTATATTTGCCTTTTAATTCATCTTTAACACCAAAAGGACTGTCTTGTTTATTTATTTTAGGAGCTTTACCGTCCTTTTTTTGAGCTTCAGCTTCTTTAGCTGTTGTACTTTTATCTACTCTGCCTTTTCCTGTTCCATATTCACCAAACATTTTAACTGATTCAGCAGCCAACATGTTAGTGTAGTAAGCAGGGTCTTTTTTTAAATTTTTTAAAACTTTTGCCTGTGCAGATTTGATAGAGTCAATGTTAATTTCTTTTCCAGATTGAGTTAATTCATAGTCCATTCCGTTTTCAAATTCGTAAATGTTAACTCTATCAATGTCCCTGACAACGGGATCAAAATACTTATCAAAGTAAGATTGATTTGGGTTATTCATGATAATAAATATGTAATCACCCTTGACCTACATATTTTTTTAAGTAATTCTTTGAACCTTTTAATTTGCTTGCTTTTGTTTTTGCATGAACGCCAAGACGTTTACGTTTTGGTTTTGCTTTGAAAAGCTTAACTGCGGAGATTTTTACCTTTGCCATTTTCCTTTATTGATTTTAAGTTGTGATATAGATTAGCTGTCTCTTTCATCAACTGTTCTAAGTAAGCTTCAGTGCGTTTATTGTACGCAACATCATTACTTTCACTTAACTCATTTCTGAGTTGTTTAGTGTAACCAGCGATTTTGTTTAGTTCATTTAAACGTTTTCTAATTTCCTTTACGGCAACCTGCATCTGTGAGGATGGTTTGACAATTTCAGTTTGTTTTTTAAACTGACTATAACGTGATTCGTTTATTTTTTGTTTACCTACTATACTATTGTAATTAGCCATAGTAAGAGTATTTCCTGTTGTGCTTAATTTAAGAGCATTTTCAGTTACGTTGTGAAGATCCATGTCTGTTTTGGCATCTTCACGAGCATATTCCAACAAACGCACAAATAAAGGCACGTCTGTTTTAATTGTATCAGTAGGATTTTTAGCTTCTTTTAGTCCACCAGGACCCGCCCAAAGATACTTAGCATCAATCATTTCACTAGGTTTTACTTCTCTGTAACCTATTGACTTGTATGGTTTTAAACTTGCTGTTCCTTTAGTAAATACTGTTGGAACACCCTTACCATTTTTAGGTGGATTTTGAAATCTTTTAGGAGTTCTAGCTTCATTTTTCTTTTTGATCATTTTAGGAGTAGCATAAGCATATCCACTACCAGTGGTAGTACCAGCTGATGTTCCTCCACCTGTAGACATTTCTTTAATTTTATTGCCTACAAATCTTTTAATACGTTCTTGAAGCTTAGTTTTGTTCATTAAATTACTTTTTTAATTTCACTTAACAACTCATAATATTGCAATAAATTAATTAAGTGTTCTTCTTTAGGACTTTCGTTTTTCTGAATAGGTTTAATTAATTTAATACTTTCAGTAATTTTAATTTTAGTTACTGGTTCTTGAATGTTTTCTGCGAAACTATTTAAAGTAAGTTTTAAGTAGTTAAAATGATCATTTACTACTTTTTTCAATTTAACAGCATCATTGATGTTGTTAATATATTCTTTCAATATAATTTTTTGTTGTGGACTAAACGTAGAGTATTTGTCATTGAATTTTTCAATCAACATTCTATAGGTTAAAATACGAATATCTTTTGATTCTTGTAAAAACAATTTGATGTCTTCGTTTTCACTATTGATAATTTCTTTTTGAGTTAAATGTTCTAAAAGAGTAATTTTATTGTTTATTACTTGTTTAGGATCTGTGTAATTTATAGATCTGTAAGATTCTAATAAAGTATAAATAGCTGCTGATGTTTTATAGTTATTTATTTTATTTTTAAAGAAACTTTCTAAATCGTAGTGTTTTTTAATTTCTTTAATTAAATTATATTTTTCTTTTTGTAACTTAGACAAGTCAAATTTCAAGGCAGTTTCAGCTATTGTTTGTAAAACAGCTTCTGCTTTTGATTCTGTAAGTTTTTCTTGTGTATTAACTAAATTATAAAGTCTTTGTTCTTTAGCTAATTCACTGTTAGAAAAATATTTCTTTAAGATTTTTACTGCTGGTGAGTCCCCGGTTGACAATACATCATTAGTTACTTGTCTAACTAAAAGTTCGAAAATAATTCCAGTATTCTTGTACTTCGAATGTTTAATTTGATTCATGGAAGTTCTAGTAATAAATATATAATAAATTATAAATCAATAATATTATCTTCACTTAACAAGTTGCTGTCTTCTTTATTTTCAAAAAGATTAATTTTTCTAGATTCAGGTCTAGGCAGTGAGTCAAACATTGATCTGTTTTTATAAAATTGTGCTTTACTTTCTAAAGCTAAAGGACTTCCACCTTTATGGTTGGTTTTGCCGTATTTGTCTTCTCCATCAGCAGATGAACTGTATTCTTTTCTTCCTAAACTATCTTTTCCAAAAGGACTTTCTTGAGTGTCTCTTATAGATGATTTTTCTTCAGGTCTACCAGGCAATCTTACTATGTCTTTTTGTTTTTCATCGTATCCTGCGGGTACCTCTTGTGGAGCATTAGGTGTATTTGTGTATCTTCCTGAACCATACAATGTAGCTAACTGGTGTGGTGTACCATATGCTTGACCTGTTTCAGCTGGATCATTTCCTTCTTCTTTAATTTGTGCTAATCTAAAATAACGTTTTTTGTCTTCAGCTACTAAGTCTCTGTATTCGTCAATTTCATCTTCACTGAAGTGGAATACATTATCATAAATCCAGTTACTAGGCATTAAATCACTTTCCATGATTTGTTTAGCTAAGTCTACTTTTTCTTTTAATAAAGCAATTCTTTCTTGATCGTAAATAATAGAAGGAGTAGTTAAACTAAGTTCAAAGTTAGTTAATGCTTCACCGTCGTATCCTTGAGTATACAAGTGAACTAATGCTATTTTAGTCAATTCACTAATAAGAATTCGTTGGATTCGTTCAATTGTACGAGCAAATCGAATGTCTTCTGCTGCTAATGTAGCTTTACCTGTTAAGTCTTTTTCATAGCCCATAAATGCTTTAGGCACTTTAAGAGCAGCAAATAATTTTTCTTTTAAATAATCTACGTCTTCAATTCCTGTCCAATCTAAGCCTTTAACACTGTCAATTTTAGTTGACTGATCGTTTCCTCTTACAGGAATATAATAGTCTTCCAACATATTCATAACATTGTATTTTAAATTATATTGACCTGTTTTTTCATCCATAAATGGTGTCTTTTTAAGTTTAGCCACCATTTTCTGCATATAATTTTCTACTTCATTAGGAGGAATTGAACCAATATTAATGTAAAATAAACGTCTGTCAGGGGCTCTAGTAATACGATGAATCATCATCGCATCTTCCATCAAAATATATTGTTTAAATAATTTACGAGCAGGCTCTAAATAACTTCTACCATAAGGCAAATAATTCAAATCACTTAATAGTCTAAAGTGAGCCATTTCATAATTTTCAAAGTAAAATGCTGTTTCGTCTTTTTGACCTCCACCGTATGAAGCCCAACCACCTGCTGTAGTTCCATAACCTGCCGCGGCAGCTGGATCATATTTAAATCTTACATAAGATGGATTTTTAGGATCCATTCCTTCTTCTCTTAGTATGTTAAATGCGGAAAATGGAATTACACCGTAAATGCCAAATTTTTCAGCAATTTCTAATTTTAAGAAAAAATCACCGTATTTACACATGTTTCTTGTCCATGACCATAAGTTAAACTCAATATTTAACACATCATAAAATAAGTTATAAAGTATTTTTTGTATGTTTTCATCACTAGAACGAATATGAAGCATTTCTCCTGATTCGTTTCTCAAAGTACATTCG